TTTTATGCCTTAGAAGGCTGTTTTTATTCTTTTTATGTTTTAATGGTATCTTACCATTACTTTAGTGATAAAGTGGCTTAAACGTGCCTTTACGGGCTTTATTTTAACATTTAAGCATTATCACACAAGTCTTTATACTGGCAATAGTTACATTCCCAAGATTCTACAGGAGATTCATTAAACTTTAAAGGAGGTAATCCTTTAGCGTGTTCTCTCTGAGCTTTTTCCCAGAACCTACGAGCTTCATCAACATAAACCATTGGTACTGTAACTTGTTTCATTATTGACGTATCTTTATTGTAGTAAACTAAAAACATACCATCAAGGTTTCCAAACTCTTTAGCAATAGCCATTCCATAAGTTCCAAGCTGTAATTCATATCTCTTGCTACTGTTTGGCTTTGGGTTTCTACCAAACTTTAGCTTGTAAGGGAAACTACCAATAGTCTTAAAGTCATATAAAAATACTTCACCAGTTTCATCATTAACTAGTACTAAGTCATAAAAACCACGTACATTTAAGTCTTTTATTAAAATCTCTTTTTCTTGGTATATACTATATATAGTACTTGTACTAAGTACTGTAGTACCAGTACCTATACTAGGTATACTTAATGTACCAGTACCAGTACTAAAGCAATCTTCCATTTCACTATGAAAAACAGTACCAAGCCTCATTTTTCTGTATGATTCCTTTGAGGGGCTATTTGTAGCCTCAGCAACTAAAACAGACTCAAAATATAGTTTTCTTAAACAGCTACCAGCAGCTGAAGCATGGTAATACTCTTCCTTGCCTTTATACCTGTTATCTCTATTTAATTTGTTTTGTTCAGCTATAAATGTATCATAAATAGCCTGAATGTTCACTCCTTTATTAGTCAAGTTTTACCTTTCCCTTGTTGTACTGTTTTATAAGATTTATAATGCCATCTTGGAGTGTTTCAACATTATCATCCATACATTTCATCTTAAACTTCTTCCAGACTTTTATTGGAATATCTTTAATCTGGTATGAAGTTGTTACATTCTTAGTATGTGTAAATTTAAGCATATTTTCCTTCCATTTATCTATAATTGTTATATTAATCATATCTCTAATATATATAATATACTATAGATACATTATGCCTACAAAATTTCTTTAAAAAAACATTCAAATTATTCATATCTTGTATATTTATATATAACTTGAGGTGATGTAAGATATAAGAGATAGAGGGGTTTTTACGCCCCTCATAGCTCTTTTTTGTTGCGTTATTGTATTATGCAGTCCATTCTAATGGTATCGAAACATCATCCATTATACAAGAAAATACCATTTCAGATACTTTCTTTATATGTTCTGCGTTCTTTGTTTTACCAGCTAAATGTAGTACATTTTTAAATCTATATGCACTACCAGTGGTTAACATCCATTGTCCAAACTTCCTTAACGTCTCATCATCTTGCACTCCAATAGAATTATTCCATTGGCTCACTGCTGAGGCATACGTTATAGGGCTTTTTCCCTGTTTGTATATTGCTCTAAGGAATCCAATTCCCCAAATTCTATTCAGAAGCGTTATGCTTGATAGAATCTTATTTGGAACTGTTGTATTGTTTATCCATCTATACAACCACTGATTACCGCTTAATAGTTCGTTAAACTCATTCATTGTAACAAACATTGAGTCATAAACACTATCAGCGTTTCCATTATGCATTATACACATTAACCTTTCAACTCCTAAATCAGAGCAACAGGCTATTCTCCTGTGACCATCAATAACTCTAAAGTCATTGGTGATGTTTGGAGGTTGTAAGAGTCCATAAGTTCCTATGCTCCTTCTCAGAGATATATACTTACTGGACTTTCTACTTGTCCTGTGAGGTGGGTTAAACTTACTTGGTCTAAGCTCGTCTAACTTTACCATAACAAAGTTATAGTCTTGTTTTACTACTTCCATTTTATCTTTTCCCTTCTTGTTTTATTATTTGGGCTTTCAGTTTATCTAGTACCTTACTTTTACTACCAGTAAGACCTAGCTCTTGTTTTATTATACTATATGCTGACTTCCCTTTGCGTTTCATTCCAGTTATTTCTAACTTTAACGCTGACTTCAACACATACAGTCTGTATAATTCTATTTGTTCTGGTGTATTTATAACCATTCAGCAACTCTTTGTTTTAGCTCTAACTGTTTAGGGGTATGTTCTATTTCTACCCATTCTCCGTCTACTTCAGCTAAAACTATGTCGTGAGAATACACTGAGCCCATCTCATCAAAGAGTCCAACTTCAGAGCCTTTAGTGTCAATAAGCCTTCTGTCACCTTTCATATTATCCATCATAATACCAGTAACTGGGTCTCCTAGTTGAACTGATTTAATCTTCATTCCTTTTTTTATTTCATTTGTTGTCATTTTCTTCCTTTGTCTTTTTAGGAAACAGTTTGTCCATAGCTTCTTCTGTATGATTACTCATAAGATGCTCCAGTGTATCTATTTCCTCTGTTATGATAGTGTCACACCATGGACACTTCTCGTTATTTCCTACTGCTATCATTTATTCTTCTCCTTCTACATTACAATCATAACAAATACCATTATCATTAAGACCTGCAAAAACATCACAACTCTTACAATGTGATGGAGGGTCAACTTCCACTGCAGAGTCTTCAGCTCCACATTCACAACACCAGATAGTAGCACTATCCTGATAATCGTTTAGCTTATCTGTATTTATGTTTATCCAAGCCAACTGTTCTAGTGCCTCAGAGTCACATTCTTTACATTTCCACATATTAATACTCCCAAGGTAAGTTATCATCTGGCTCCATTCTTTCACCAGCATACATTGGGTCGTGGTATCTATCTTTTCTGTAAGGGTAAGCATCAGACTTATAGCATTTATCACAATATATACCAGTAAATATTCCATAAGCATCATTTCTTGCCCAGTAATGATATTTCAGTTCTCCTGAGTTGAAACCTTCTTCGGCAGCGGTCTGGCAGCCATTGCATATAGCATCATTTTTCATTTTATTCCCCTTTATTTTATTTTTTATAGGTTGTCTTCTATCCAATCAGCTATTTCATTAAAGCTCCAGCCTTCGTCGTCATTCATTTCAGCGAGAAAAACTGGAACATCCCCTTCTTTTATAAGCTCTGGAACATTTGACTCTTTTTTTGGGAATTGAACAAGCATCATTAAATCTACATTATCTTTTGCTAATTCACAAGCAACTCCTAAACAGCAATACTCCGTAGCTATGCTATCATCATCTCCAAGCATAGAATAGTGTCGTGCAAGCATTCCTTTACCTTGAATATAATCTCCAGACTTTAATGCTTTTACCCATTTTTTCTTAAAATCTTCAGGTAATACATGTCCTTCTTTATATTCAAGCATTGTGCCTTGTTCTGTTAATATTGTTCTCATTTTTATTTCTCCTTTTCTGTTATTTTATTCATACCAAAGCTCCCAGCCAACAAAGTATTTAATCTTTTTTATATTGGCTATCTTTTCTTCAGCATCTTCCTTGCTTTTAGCAAAGTCCAATAATTCTTCCCACATCTCTCCAGGTTTCTCATAAAACTTCTTTCCCCAGACCGTATATTTGTAGTTATCTGTCTTTGCATTACCTCTAACTTTTACTTTACGATTAATACAATCATTACATACTGTTAACTTCTTTCCTCTGACTTTATCTCCAACTACCTTTTTGCATTGTTTACATATAAGCATTATATTGGTGGTTCAGATTCTTGCTTTAAGTACACCTTATGCTGTTCAGTTAAGTCGTGCAGGTGATATACTATTTCCTGTAGCATTTGTAGAGTTATATAATTCTGGTGTAGTGTTACACCTTCAGTATTCATATTAATATAACATATTTCCTTTTTGAAATATTCTACTCCACCCTCTTCAGAGTGTGTTGGTACAGCAGTTACCTGTACTCCACATTCATCGTGGGTGTATTCTAACATATAGAATTTCATTTCACTGTCCTTTCTTTTATTGTAGTTATTTATTATTACATTTCTTTTATTTTGTTCTACTAAAGTTTTAAAATTTGTGTGTAGCTGAGTAATATTTCAACCCAGCTACACTTATTATTAATCGCCTTTTATTATTTTATGGATTGTTTCAATGATAAAAGCTACTACAAACACTGCGACAATTATTTGTAGTATTATCATTCAGCACCTCCAAGCAATGCATTTAACGTTGAGCCACCATCTTTACAATTCACTCCAACCACAACTTCAGTTTTCTTAAACACTTTACCGTCAGCATTAACCCTGTAATCACTTTTATCAACTTCATCCCAGCTTGTCTCTTTAACTATTTCACAAGAATCAGGAAGTTCAAAGCTAAAACGTACTAACAAGTCATTGTCCATCTCAGCCGTAAAGGTTATTCCATACTCACTACTATTTTTGCCCATAGATTTCATATGCAAAGCCCTTTTAATAAGCTTGAAATGTTCCCTTGAAAGACTATAAGCACACACACACAACGTTGGAGGGTGCATACTTACAGAAAGTTTTCTTTCAATGGTTATCCAGTCATCATTGTTACCAACATACTTTTTTATTTTGTATATTGCATTATTCAGCTTTGGTACGAACTCATTATACTTGTTACGCAGTTGAGTTTCGTAATCCAGTTTTTTATGGATTTTCATTTTATTTCCTTTCTTTTGTTTAGCTGTTTATGAGCTTTATCCAGTCTCTCTTTCTTTACATCCTCATCTAATTCATCCCAATCATCAGGGAAGAACATTCCAGGGATTGTTTCAAGAAATGCCTTTCTTCTTTTATTAACTGCCGTCAGTTCGTCTCCCTCGGATAACAGTGTAAACACTGCATCCACCATAGAGACTGATTTCATCTGACTACTCAGTTTATTGTTGTTGTCCATCTTTTCTCCTTTTCACTATTTCAAAAAACTATGTGAAGCTGTGCTGGATTTGCACCAGCAATGGTAGAATAGGAGTACCACCATAGCACCTTGCTCAGCTTTAGCTGTTACCAGCTTATTTTATGCTGTTGCCATATTTACATAATATGCAACTTTTTGTGAGTAACTAACTTTAGGTGTCAGCTCATATTCAACATCACCTTTAAAGTATTTCGTTACCGCTTTCGGCTTTTTGTATTCAATGCCCAGCTCTTCTTTTAATTTCTTTTGAATCTCTGGGCTGTTTTCAGCCTTTATTGTTTGTATGCAATGCATCAGTTTTCTCCTTGTTTTGCTTGAATGATACCATTATCTATTAGGGCTGAGGCTGTTCTACCAAACCATCCTTGAAGCTTCCAGACAGTTCCTGTATCTACAAGATGTTGCCAAGCTTCTATTACTTGCTCTTCAGAGTCTGATTCAATAAAACCCTCAGCTATCCCTACTGCGTCAAATATCTTCATATCAGCCCCATCCTCATTAAATTAGATGTAAGCTGACCTTCTCCACATTCAGGACAAGGATAATCTGCATCTGGCTCAACATCTTGACTAAAGCCACATTTACTACACTCAGCCCAGTCATTTTGTTCATCAAATACAATACGTTGAAGTTCGTCCATACTAATGTCCATAACTTTTCCTTTCTTGGTTTCTTTTTATTGTTGTCAAAAAACAGTATTGCGAAGTGTTACAGCTTGTAAACTGTTTGTGCTTTTCCTTTCCAGTATTATTATTATTATTATTACTACTTATTTATTAGAAAGCTGGGCTGGAGTTGAACCAACCCTACGACCATCAGCCTTTATTTATTATTAATAGTCATAACATTTTTTTGGATTCTTTTCAGTCTTCAGTACGTCAAGGTTATCAATGTCAATATCCTGATTAATTATATCATCTTCAGATATTAACACGAAGTATACTTTTTTATCAGCTGGGTTATGTTCAAACCATTCATCAGCTTCTTTTAATGTATCTATTATCATTTTATCTCCATTATTATTTATTGTTTAAACTTAAAATTCCTGTGGAACAATCCAGCACAATCACGGCAGAAGAAATGATACAGGAAACCGTATGAGGTTGGTACCTGTATACTCTCTCCAGAGCTTTTCAAAACTTTAGAATAACATATTTTACAATGCTGGTACTTATTGCTAAAGGTGTATTGTATGTCTCCATTATACATTTCTGTACGGACTATGACTCTACCTTTTCCTTCCCAGCTATCCTTACCTTTTCTTAACATTACTGATACCTTTCTATTACTGGTAGTTTATAGCTCATAAGAGAACGGGCTGAAGCTTGTTGTTGCCCCAGCCCGTGCAATACTGTAGATTAACTTATTTTATTATTGATTCTTGTATTGCATAATCTACTTTTATTTCGGGTAGTTTATCATCAGGTATTTTATCTAATGCTATCATGTTGGAGTCATTTTCAGTTTCTGGGAAATACTCAAAACTATTTTTTAATTTAGGATTAAAGTAAATATCCATTACTCCAAACCTGTAGCCTCTTGTTTTAATTCCATTGCTACCAACTAACATTACTGGTGCAATAAAACGTAATTCATTAGGTACAGTTTCCAAAGTTTTAACATTAGTTTTAACACCTTTTACCATTTTAGAAGTGCTATTTATAACACTTGTAAAACCTCTTACGCCGTGTTGCTTCATTAACTTTTTTGCGAAGTTTAAAACCGTTATTTTGTATTCATCTAACTTAGTTTTAACTTGTATTTCCTTACCTTCTCCAGCTTCTTGCAAGTTTGGGTATTGTTTACGCATTAAAGCTAATTTCTTAGCGTGTTCAACTTCAGGTTGATAACTACCGTTTACGTTATTACTCATTTTATATCTCCTTATTTTATGAGCTATGTCAAAGAACTATGAGGGGCTATATTCTCAAAGAGAACCTATTATTGCCCCTCGTCTATACATAAGATATGATGAATATAATGAATATAACAAAGTATATTATTGTAATTGCAAAATAAATTGCATAATAGGTGTGATTTATTTGTGTGTTGCCTTAAAGGATATATAACTCAATTTGCAACTAAATTATAAAAGGAACCGTTTTGAACCCCCAACGAGACTTTTTCGGGGGTGGGTATGCGTTAAAAAAAGCCACACACTCATTCTTGCAATATTTTTTGAATTTTTTTCTGAATTTTAGCTTTATAACTGTATATATAGCATAATACCCTTGGTATAGGGTATTATGCGATTAAGTATACTTAATGTATACCTAGGTATACTTATACTGGTACAAAATACAACTGTTCAATAGTGAAAGTCAAGTGCTTTTTTAATTCTTGCATTTGTTGTGTAAATTAACATATATTGTATATTATGAATTTTAAAGAAATTAAAGGTGTAAAGCATTTTATATACTCTTTAACAGAATGGGAAGCAAAGTACCCCGATTCCAAGATAGAAAGCTGGAGAGTTGGGCAGGAGGGCAACTGGGTGCTTACAGATGATAACCACGTTGTGCAAGTATTAAAGACAGCACGATATGGAGATGTAGACATAGTTAGGTGTATTACTGGAACATATGACATAAACGGTAGTAAGCTTATGACGAGTGATATTCCAGAGAACATATATTCATTTAGCAAGCAAAGTGTCTATAAATCATTTAGAAATAGAAAAAACATAAATAGTAAAGAATTTTTATTTGCACAATATGTAGCACGTGGTATTGATGTTACTAAATCATACTTAAAAGCATTTGACACTAAAAAAGAGCATTATGCTAAAAAGCGTGCATATGAGCTTATTAAAAGCGAAAGGATAAGAAAAATGGTAAGTAAAGAGATAAAAGACATTTTAGATAGTGAAGGTGTAACACCAAACTACATTATACAAGTTTTTAAGCAAGTTACAGACTTAGCTGATAGGGATGGTGATAGATTAAGAGCCTTAGAGAGCTTAGCTAAAATTTCAGGTCTATTTGAGACTGAAAGTAAGAGTGAGCAACTCACTGTATTTGCTGGTTTTACTGATGAACAATTAAAAGCAATAAGTAATGGACAATCTAAAAAGCTTATCAACGCCTCAAAAGAGTCTTAACGAGCTATTTAATAGTGGTAGTGATGAAAAAGCCATAGACCCTTGTCCTGTTTGTGATAGTGAGCTTTATTTTGGTAAAGACTTAACAAAAAGGTGCGGATTGTTAAACAAATTTGACGAAATAGTAGGCTGGTTATGCCCATATTGCAAGTCAGAGTTTGATGCAGACGATAACATAGTAGAAATATTTACAAATTTATTAATGAGAGGGAAAGCTTAGTGGCAAGTCTAAACTTGCATGGGGATGTATCTAAAAAAGAAGAAATACTACATTTAGCCCATAAAGACTTAGTTATATTTGGGCAACTTTTCTCTCCACAAGACTTTTTAGCAACAACATCACCACCATTCCACCATGAAGTAGGTAATATTATGCTTGATAGAAGCATACAACAATTAGCACTTGTATTACCCCGTGACCACGCTAAATCAACATTAGCTGCTACAGCAGTTTTACATAGATTCTTATTTGCCACAAAAGATAAACCTGAATTTATATGCTGGGTAGGTGAAGCTCAAGACCAAGCAATAGACAATGTAAGGTGGGTTCAGAATCACATAGAAATGAATCCAGCTATACACTATTACTTCGGAGATTTGCAAGGAAAGAAATGGACAAAGACTGACTTTAGTTTAAACAACGGTTGCCGTATGATTGCTAAAGGAACTAGTCAGAGACTTAGAGGTAAAAAAGAACTATCAACAAGATATACGGGGATAATATTAGATGACTTTGAATCTGAAGGAAATACAAAAACTGCTGAAGGTAGATTTAGCATTAAAAATTGGGTTACTGCTGCAGTATACCCTGCTATTGATTTTGACAAGAATGGTTTTTTATGGTGCAATGGTACTATTGTTCATTGGGATAGCTTTCTCAACAATATCGTCGTATCTCATAGAGAAGCTAGAAAATCAGATAATAAGTTTGCGTGGAAAGTTATCACGTATAAAGCTATAGAAGATGAAAAACCTATATGGCCAAGTAGATGGAGTCTAAAAAAGCTAGAACAACGTAAACAATTCTACATAGATAGTGGAACTCCTAGCAAGTTCTATCAAGAGTATATGAATCAAGCTAGAAGCCCTGAAGACCAGATATTTGAAGAAGAAGATATAAATAAAGGATTTTATGATGGTACTTGCAAGTATGACGAAGATGAAGCTACTTGGTTTATTGAATTTACTGATGGTAATAAAGAGAAAATTAATATATTTATGGGAGTTGACCCAGCCTCAACTATTGGTGATAGGAGTGACTTTAGTGTTATTATGGTTATTGGTGTTACTGCTAAGCACGATTACTATGTTATTGACTATTGGAGACAGAGAGTATTACCAATGGAGTGTGCAGAGCAGATATTTAAGCTATTTAAACAATATGAACCCGTAAGGAGAATAAATATTGAAACAATCACTTATCAAGAGATGTTACGAGATTATGTGCAAAGAAGGAGCAAGGATGAAGGATTGTTCTTGCCAGGAGTCGAAAAAGGTATTAAAAGTTATGGAAGCCAGAAGAAGAAAGATAGATTATTCGAGGGATTACAACCAATGTTCAAGCAAGGTGCAGTTCACTTAAAGAAATCCCAGAGAGAGTTTATTGGAGAACTACTTGATTTTCCTAAAGGTAGCCATGATGATACTATTGATGCATTTTGGTTATCTTGCCAGTTTACAAGAGGTGGTCTTGTTAAACAGTTTAAAAGAGGTGTAAAAACTGCTAAAAGTGCAGTTAAAAAGCGTTATAATTGGATGACTGGAGCAAGAGCATAGAAATTAAAATAAACTATTGCATATTATATTAAGTATTTTATATATTACCAGTTATGGCAAACCTACCAGAAGATAAAAGAGCAACTGAAATAAAAGAGATTTGGCAAAGATGGCAAAATGCCAGAAATGACTGGGACACTCATGCTAGAGAAGATATTGATTTTTATTTAGGTAATCATTTTTCTCAAGAAGAGGTAGACGAACTCTCCGAGCGTAATCAATCCAATCTTCAGATAGATAGGCTTTACTCTGCTATTGAACAGTTCAAAGCTATAGTTACATCTAAGCCACCTAAGTTTAGTGCAGTAGCCAGAGAAGATTCTGATAATAATATCTCTTTAGTTTGGAGAACTATACTTGAGTATATCTGGGATATATCTGATGGCAATGAAGTATTTAAGCAAGTTGTTCATGATTATGCTGTTACTGGTCTTGGATATTTCTATGCATACATAGATAAAGAAGATGATTATGGAAGGGGTGAAGTGAAATTTGCGTATATAGACCCCTTTAGAGTATATGTTGACCCTAATGCTCGTAATAAATGGTTTGACGATGCTGCTGGTATATGTTTAACTACTCTTTTAACAAGAGAGCAAGTTTTAAATCTCTATCCTGACTTAATGAGTCCATTGCCAGGAGATGAAGAAGAGATTCCAATGATTGATATGATTGAGGGTAGTTATTTACATGATGAAGATTATCCTTCATCTAAGAATAAGACAACTATTGGCTCTTTTACTCCTGATGTAATTAAAGATAAAGATTGGGATAGAACTGATAAATTTAGAATTATAGAGTATTTTACTAAAGTTAAAGTTCCATTCTTTAGAGTTTTAGATAAAGCTAGTGGCCAGGAAAAAGTAATGGAGCCAGAGCAATTTGAAGAGTTTATTACGCAACCGCAGGTAATTACTATGGTTGAGAATGGCCAATTAGACTTTACTGAAGTTATGCAAACCAGAATCAGAGTTACTTGCACTATAGGGCAAATAGTTTTATTTGAACAAGTTTTAAATACCGATAGGTACCCCGTAGTTCCAGTCCCAAATATTTGGACAAACACTCCATATCCTATGAGTGACGTGAGAAAAGGGAAAGATATGCAGAGGTTCATAAATAAGTTGCTATCTCTTATAACATCTCACGCACAGTCATCAGCAGGGTTAAAGCTGCTTATACCTCAAGGGTCTGTTACAGACATTGAGCAACTAGAGAAAGATTGGGCTAATCCCAATGCAACGATAGAGTATGATGCATCTTTTGGTGAACCTCATTTCCCGTCACCACAACCGTTGGCTGGTTCTATAATGGAACTTCCTAAGCTTATTGAGCATTATATTGATTTGAATATGGGAATATTCGAGTTACAGCAAGGGAATCCAGATGTAGCACCAAAAACATCTTCAGGTACGATGATGATGGAAGACTTTGGGCAAAGGCGTAGTAAGTCTAAATTAAGAGATATAGAAGGAAGTTTGAGAAGGTTAGGTCAGGTAATTTACGGGCTAGCAAAAGGTCATTATGACTTTAAGAAAACATTTAGAATCATTCAACCTAATAACGACTTAAATGAATATACTATTAATAAAAAGATATATGATGATAAAACACAAGAGATACAGGCAATAGAGAATGATATTACTGTAGGAGCATATGATGTTCGCATTATAGGTAATTCTACAATGCCCTCTAATAAATGGGGTGAATGGCAAGTTTATATGGAAGCTTATCAAGCTGGATTAATTGATAAGGTTGAAGCTTTGAAGAAAACAGAAATTTTCGATAAAGAAGGTGTATTACAGAGAACCGATATTATTGCACAGTTGCAGCAACAGTTACAGTCTGCACAAGAGCAAATAAAGGATTTATCTGGTGACCTTCAAACAGCTCGAAGGGAAACTGTACACACTAAGCAAGCAATCGAAGTTGAGAAAACAAAAGCACGTCTTTCTACTGCCGAAGCTAAGGCTAAGGCAAGTTCAAAGGGTGAAGTTGATAAGCTTAGTAATGCGGTCAAACTTGAATC